TCCAACGGCTCTTTGCGCCCGTCTCTTTTAATTACGTTAATTGTTGATTTGCTCATATTTTCCTTTAATCCAATTTTTGTATGCGCTGTCTTGGTGCAGTAAGTTCATACTTAACCAGGAACCATGGCGCAATATCTTTATACTTTAACTAGGTTAGCGAGGTCGCTAGGGCCCCATGTTTGTAGAATTTGCATTTTTGCTTCGTCGATGTCGAGTACTTCACCATCATAATAATTTAACAGTTTTTTGTCAGGAAGTATTACCAACAAGCGGGGTGTTTCGTCAATTATGGCTAAAATTAGCTCACAATCAATTTTGGCTAGCACCATACTATAAAACATGCCAAGTCCTTGTGCATTGGGACAAAATGAACCGGACCCTATTAATGCCCATGGGTCTGGCCAAGTTTCCTGTCTCCAAGGATCAAATGTTTTATTAACCATTGGGACAAATTTCCACCAGGTTGCTACTTCTTGATATGCAGAGTCTGTGTCAAGACTAACAAGACTTAGTCGCCAATCTCTCCATGCTGCCAGTCTACCTTGTTTGTCAGTAAACCAATGTTCTAAGTTTCTATGTTCCACGCGATACTTATGCTAGTTTATAATACTGTTCTACTCGACGAAGCCACAGCTCTGTGTAACGATCAAAGTCTGCACCTTCTACAATAAATTCTTGATAGATGTTGTCTGCTGAACACATAAAGATTACACCTTTGCGAATCTTAGTGCCCCACACTTCGTTGTGTGCTAGTGCGTATGCTGTAGTTTGAATAAAGTAGTCGTCAATCCATTCACGCTTTTTTGGCTTGTTAGTTTGCTTATGGTCCATGATAGCATCTTCGCCGCCATGAACTCCAACTAAGTCAGTTGTACCTGCATACAAGCCTGGGCAGTAAAGTTGGACTTCAGTGCCCCATACTTCATTGCAATTGACTAGACCTTCGCTGATAATAGTCTGGGCCATTTTGTGACTTTGGATACTGTATGGATTAGTGCCCGGTGTGCCGGCATCCCCAGTTAGCACGTAGTTCTCGAGCCACTTGTGCATACGAGTGCCACGACTCGCGGCTTCGGTTGTAATCTCTTTGGCTTTTTGTTCGCCAACGCTCTTTCGCCAGTTTGCAAGAGCCTGTTTAGATTCTTCTGATTTGGTTTTGTCTAGAATTGTAGTAACGCTAGGTACTCGTGATCCATCTGGAGTTTCGTATAGACGACTTGCGCCGTCTATGCGATTTAATGGTTGGTAGTTATATTTGGGGTTAAAATTTATCATTGTCATTTATTATACACAAGCGTATATAATAAGTCAATGATTACCAGGCAATAACCCACTGGAAAGTGGTTTGGCTAGTTGGGTTAATTTGGCGTTCGATTGTGTATCCAAGATCTGTAAAATACTGGATCACTTTAGCCATTTGAAGTCTTAATTGGCGACTATCATTGACACCGGTCCAGGTATTGTAGTACTCAGTTGCTAACGCATATCCGGTGTCAGTTGGATTCTTTGCCATTGTGCTCGTAGTAGATACCGTTACTTCAACTGCACCGTCTGCCGCAGCCAAAATAACTTCTTCTTCTAAGTCACGGATTTCTCTTAAAACAAAAATATCTTGTAGTGATTTTAAACGTGCTTCTGATGCAGTTAACATTACGCGGCTCATAATCCTAAATCCTTTCGTGCTTGCTTTACTGCATCCTTGCCTACAATTTCTTTATTCTGTTCTGCTTGATCAACTGTATCAGCGCCCGGAACTGTAGTCATCATAATTTTATCATTGCTAACATCGGCGACCAAGTCGTTGTTCTTTGCTTTGAAAGTTGCGATTAGACCACGGATAGCATCAATTTGATTTGATGCGCTGAATCCCATCTTATTAAGACGTTGCACTAACTCTTGCATAGGCAAGGTTGCTACGCCATCGTTTTGACTCTTAATTAAGAGCATCTTGACAGCGTTAGCAAAACTTTGATCTACACTAGATAGTTCAAGCAATATCACTCTTCATCTCCCTGCCAGTTGGTTCTTCTTCTGGGCCTGCACTACTTGGGAAAATTGGAGCTTCGCCGCCTGCTTCTTCACCTGGTAAAGTAGCTGGTAAAGCATCGCCTGGGCTTGTTAAGCTAGTGATAGCTGAATCAAGCGTGTCTTTAGTTTGCATTAACATGTTAATGGCTTCTTCTAATGCGCCCTTAACTGTTTGTACATATTGCTCGCCTGTTGCATCGCCGAAACGAGCTTTAATTTGATCAACCAATGTAATCAAATCTTTACCTAGCATGTCTGCTACGTCTTCGATCATACCTTGGAAGTCTTTGTTCATTGAACGTGCGGCAATAATAACTTCTGCTTGATCTAAGTCAGCATCGTCTAATTCGCCTTCGAATAAAACTGGATCTACGTTAGCCATTTCTTCATATACTTCACGTTGCAAAATTGCACGAGTATACTCTGCACCACCACGGCTTGCTAAAGTATCAATTTCTGCTTGAACACGCTCTAGTTGTTCACGTAGCATGCGTCCGCCTAGCGGCTTAACGTCAATGCTTTCCTTACGCAACGCACGACGAGCTGCCTGTGCTGGCGTAGTTGTTGTTGTAATATCATTAAATTTCATAATGGTCTCCGATACTTTATTTAGTGTTTTGGCTTGCTCATTTTGTTCATTCTAGCCACACGTCTGCTAACTTGGTTGAACTTTTTAGTTCTACGGCTTCGCATTTTGAATCTGGTTTTGAATTTGGATTTTAAGCGTTTGAATCTGATACGCTTTTTGATGTCGATACGTTTGCTACATGTACCTGCCGCGCTAACAACTCGCCCCTTTTTAAGTCCAGTTGTGCAACGAACTTTACGTTTAATTTGTTTACCGGAACGGGCCCATACTATTTTAGCTTCAACAACGATTTGCATGTTATTTTGGTAAATGTGTAATCACATATCCTAGCATTGCTAGCAGGCCCACAACAACGGTAGCTGTAGATGTGACCATAATTTTAAACTTTTCGTCTTTGGCGTTACTTAATAAAGTCTTAATTTCGCTAAGATTTTTTTGATTATCTGCTTTAAAAGAAGCAAAATCTGTGTGTATACGTTCTAGACTAGATTCTACGAATCCAATCTTTTCTTCTAAACGCTTATAACGCTCGGCACACAATTCTACGTGCAACTCTAAGCTGGTTTGTTCTGTAATCGGTCCATTGGCTGACATTTCGGCTATTCCGTAAAAAACTACCCGCATGACTCGAGTCTGCAAGTGAAGTTGTGAGTAAAAATGAGCCTAGGTGAGTGATTACAACGGATTGTTTATATAGTTATATTTAGCACTATTAGAAAGAATCATGCCGTATGTAAAACGTATTTTTGTTTGGGCCGGACGTGATAAGTCTGCCATCTAATGCGGCTGTTTCAGTTAGGCCCGTAATTGCAGTGTTGCCGTTTGAATCAGTTGTTAGGGTTTCTTCTGTCATTTGGCCAACACGTTCAGCAATCCACTTTAAGCACCAAACACGATGTACACCTTTGATGTTTTCCCCAAAAAGCCCATTAGTTACATCTTGCTGATCAATACATTCTACTCCTGCAAGCAACGGTTGGCCGCGACTGGCAATAATGTTCATCAATGTGGCAAGATTACTACGGCTATCATTGCTACCTGGGCCAATATCGTACAAAGTCCATGCCGTAAAGAATTCTGGATCGGCGCCCATGTGTGCCCCGGGAATCATCCAGGATTTTTTATCTTCTCTTTTTTGCATTATTTTACTGAGTGTATTGCACGACCAAGTGCATATCCTGCCGCACCCATGGCACCAACCTTAGCCACGCTCTTTAAGAAGCCATCACCTGAACGGGAACCAACAATAGCACCAGCGCCTAAGGCCGCAAGTTCTGCGTTGGCTGCGTCTGTGATTTCATAGCCCTTGTTTCGTGTCAATACATCTAACACTGGTAGCAACTCACTGCGCTTACCTCGCATACGATAGTACTGTAACAATCTTGTTGCACATAGTTCACGTTGCTGAGTTGAAAGGTTTTCCCAGTCAGTAATCAATCTACGCAAACTTTTGTAATTGCTAACGTCAATATCCATTTGGCCTTCTAATCTGTACATTAGTCTAATAGCTGTTACTCTGTCTAATGTGCCATTGGCAATTCCTGTCAGGAACTGCTTTACTAATTTAGTGTTGATACGTAGCTGTTTGGCTAGTACTAAATTCTGATCATGTGCTTTTAGCTGTTGAGCAGTGCCACCTGTTGGGTTAAACAAGATATGCAAGCCTTGGTATAAGTCTGTACCGCTAATTCTTGGCGCCGTAAAGTTGCCAAATGCCAAAGTGCGCTGTGCGTAATCTTTAGCAAAAGGTGCTGTCTCAAACTCCTTGCTTAACATGTAAAGAGTCAGCATGTTTAAGAACACACTATCTACTGTGTCACGCAATGTTAGCTGGCCAAGGTGCGTATTACGAAACATCTTGCTTTCGTTACAGTTTTCATTAATGAAACTAAAACTGTTGTCTTGATTGTCTTCCATATTACTTGTCCTTGTCTTTCATAAACACAGGGCGATTAACTAATTTAATCTTGCCGTGTGGTGTAGCTGAAACAAAGCCTTCGTGACCTGCACCTGTTTGCACACTGCTAGTATCAGAACCAACGTGCTTGTCTAGTTGATCTTTAATTTTGTGCTTGATAACTGTGATGCCAGCAACAATATCCCAAGCTGTTTGGAATGGAGCCTTAAATTGGTTGATATGTGCTTCAACGTTGGCTTGCTTGTTAGCCGACAAGCCGCTTGGACCCTTTAGCCAAGCCATGAACTCGTTTGCAACTGCTTTACCGTTTGTGATTTCTTGTCCTGATCGTGCTTTAAAGTTAACAAAGCTCTTGAAGATATCTGGCAAGTTAGAAATCTTCAATGCGCCAATTGCAAATGGGTCTAGCATGTCATCAATCTTAGCGGCTGCTGGACTGTTAATAAGTGCTTGTACTTTCTTAATGTCTGCCGCAGGTAATTTAACAGTATGCTCTTGTGTTAAGTTAGTTGATGGGCCAAATACTACTAAGCCAGGAACAGATTTAATACCAACTGCATCTGGAGATGTTGGTGTTGGTTCAGCTGTAGCGGAAGCGGCTTCATCAGCAGACTCGTACATACCATGTACTGCAATACCAGCACGGCTACGAACAATCTTCTTACCAACTTCACTGGTCTTGTCAATGTGATATTCAACTTTGTTTGGTTTAAAATTTACTCGTTCATCGTCAATAGTTAAGTCTTGTGCTTTCATCCAAAGCATATCGCCTTGAAACATCTTACCCGCTGTCTTAACAGGAGTAGCACGTTTTAACAAGTCATACATGCCACCAAAGTGTGCGGCATATTCTGCACGACCTGGACTGTCTGGCTTACGATTATAAATCATTGCAGACACTTCTTCTGCGCTTGTTGGACGGCCGTCATACTTTTTGGCACCAATGCCTGCTTTGTCTGTTACAATAAATGTGTTCTTATCTAGCCAACCAAAGATAACAGCCGGGCTACCATCCCACTTAATAGTTGTTGTGTCATGATGTGTCTGAGCCGCATGTGTTAGTGCAGTTAGCGCACGTTGAGCACCTTCAATACCGTTTTCATCAAACATGATATCTTCTGGGTGGTCAATACGAGCCTTTGCTTCTTTTAAAACTCGCTTACGAGGTTGTGCTACTTCAAAAATTTTCATATTATGTTTTCTTACCGTATGAGGAATCTGATGACAAATCAACCATCAGTTTATTTTTCTCAGCTGGGCTTAACTCGGCGGCTGCGGCCTTGACCTGTTCATAATTGCTAGCGCCAGCTCCTGCTTGTGGAATTTCTTTACCAGCTTGCGGAATTTCTTTACCTGCTTGGGCTGTTGTACTGGCGTTAAAGTTCATACGATCAAGAGAATCATATACAGTCTTGGCCCATTGCTTGTAAATGTCAAATGCTTTTGCTCTTGGCGGTTGTTCTGCTACTGCTATTTCTAACCATGCCTTAAACTGTGCTTGTATCAATGGTTCAACTTTTGCAACTACTGCATTAACTGCGGCCGCATCAACAGTCGCTGAGTGGCTCGAAAGTAATCTCGACAGTGCTGTTGGATTAACCAACTGCGGTACATTAGCTACTGCGGCTTGCATCTGCTCAGTGCTAAGATTCAAGTAACGCTTCTGAACACCAGTGGAACCTGTTAGCATGTTAATTGTAACAAGTTCTTCTAAGTTATCTTTTAATTGATCGTTAGGACCTAGAGTTTGTAAATCAGGACTATTCTGAATAAACAATACTTTGTTGAGTGCAACACTTGCTGTCTTAAATGCTTCAAGCGCATTTGGATCTACTTCAACGTTTTCGCTGTCTTCTTGTTGCGTCTGTATAAAAATTATTGTAGATGCAATAAGCATAGATATAGCATTGAGTGCAGGCTCGACTTCCATGCCAATGTTTGCAGAACCAGTTCCGCCTAAGATTGCATCTAAGATTAACTTGATTTGGCTATTATCTCCGACATTTGTTGAAAGTACTAAGCGTTCGATATCAGCACGATTGGATTTGATTGTCTGTCCAACCATACCAACATCAACATTCATTTGGTCAGCGGCTGCAATTTTTGTAGCGGCTGCAATTGCTTGTTGGTAAAACAATTTAACTGGCAACGGTGCTTCGCCAGTGTTGATAGAATCAAATTGGTTACCTAAACGTTGCATGACACGTGGTCTTGTAGCATTTGTAATGGCATCTGCAAACTTACGCAAAGCCGCATTACTACCACGTAACGCACGAATGATACCAGTTGGGCCATCGCCGCCTGCCATGCTTTGTACTTTAGAAACTAAATTATCTAAAAACCCTTCATCTAATTGACGCTGTAGGTCATTTACTTTCATTGCTCGTTTTCCTTAATTGCTCTTACACCTCGAGCAAACTTAGCAGGATCACCGTTTTTAATGGCAAGTTGCAATCTTCGTACCAGCTCTTCGGCTTGGTGCGGTGGATAGTTAGTTTGTATAATTTCAACTAGATTAATAACACGGGCAATGGCCTGTGTCGCTAGTCCCTCAACAAGCAAATGCTTATCTTGTTGTGGTACTAGACCTGTTATTTCTTCTAGGATGCTACGAGTTTGTTTACGCATGATTAATATATTTAGCTAAATAAAGTTAATAGGAGACCCTGAAAATGCAACTTTCACCAAGCGCACAGGATTTAAGAGATTTGGCTAATAAGCTACAAAAGCTCAGCGAATACGATACAAGTGCCGATACGCACGAACCAGACCACGAAATTACAGATAGCGAATTGAGTCGCTTAAAGATTGCACTACGCCCATTGGTTGGTAGTGATATGCAAAGCCGTTTTATGCAAGTTCTAAACAAAATGGTAAGCGGACAACCGGTTACCTTTGCAGAATCAAAACTTATTACTGCGGCTTTTATTAGCATGGCTGACATTGTTGCAAGCGATAGTTCATTAATTTCTCGTTTACGTGCTGACATTAAAGATTACAATGCAGGTTCAGGTGGCGACAATGAAGAAGGCAACGAATATAGCCCAGAATTAAGTGCTAGTGATTTTGAAGAACCGGAAGCTGAAGAGCTTCCAGTTGACGATCGCGAAATGAAATAATTAAATTTCACGACTTACAATAGCCCTTAGTGCATCTCTGTTAGAATTACTAGCAACTGGTGCAGTTAAGGGCTTTGTCTTGGGTATGCCAGATTCTGGTTTTTCTAAATCAAATCCTTCTTTAGCTTGTGGCTTTTCCCAACTTGTAGATCTTGGCGCACTCGTAGAGCTAGTATCAATTGGTGTTCCCATTGTGTTGCGCTTTAGCTTGTCATACACATCGCCGGGCTTGGTAGTACCACTTGCTTGGTCACCATCCATGTCACTAATACGTAATGTGTCTGGGTTAAAGCTCAAATCAATCTTTTGTCCAACTGCTCCAGAAGAACGTGTCTTCATAAACTGTAGCTGTACCATGCAACGTTCGCGCATTGTGGGAGTAGAGAAGATACCAAATACGTTATCAGCAGTTTGAATCTTACTCAAACCACCGGCAATCATAGAATGATCAAACTCAACACTTTCTACAGCAGAGCGGTTCAACTGCGAAGCTGTTGCCAATAGTAACTGTTCACTTACAACCAAGTTACGCAATTCTTCTGCTACTAACTTGTCCTTAACGAACATATCACTAACGCTAATCTTTTGACTTGCTGGCATCATTAAGTCCAAATAGTCAACTAAGATAGCATCTACTTTAATCTTACGCTGTGTTTGGAACTCACGTACCCAGGACAAGATATCGTTTGCAGTAATGCCGTTTGTTAGCTGTACAATTTGCAGTACGCCAGCTTTCTTACCATTCATACGAACTTTAAGATCGACGTCCTCAAGTCGCTTAAACACTTCTCGAGTAGGTGTATCTGTTAGCATGGCATCCATACGCATAGCACACAAGCCCTCACTCAGTTCAAGTGAGAAGTAAACTGTGTTCAGCCCGGCCATTGCCCAGTTCAACCCCAAGTTCTGCAAGAACAAACTCTTACCAGCACCAGATGCTCCAGCAAAGATGTTTAGTTCGCCTCGATTGAAACCACCGTACAACTTATCGTCAAGTGCCTTCCAGCCTGTTGTCAATTGTCCATTATTATCTTTAAGTGCTGTTAAGCGACCTTGCGGGTCAGCAAAGTAGTCTGTACCAAATGTCTTTGGTAATCCAACTTGCACTGCATCTTTGATTAGCTTTTCAACTGCGCCATACTGGCTCTTGTCCAACATGTCAGCACTTTGGAGAATAGCCTTCTCCAATGCCTTGTGTCTTGCAAAGCCTTCAAACTCTGTGAGGAACCAACTGCTATGTTCAACTGCTTGTGTTTCTAAATGTGAAAGCTCTGTGTTTGTTGTTGCCTTTACTTGTGTAATGTCAGGAATGTTTCCATGCTCATTTACATACGTCTTAATAAATTCTGCCGCACTTCGCAATCTGCGGTCAAAGTGATCAGGATCTAGCACGTTCTGGCAACGTGCTGCCAAGTCCCTGTTGCTGACTAAGAAGTCCAAAAATAGTTTTTGTAACTCATAACCATATTCTTTTACGTCATCTGCCATTATTATAGTTTTCCTTTACGCACACCAACGGCGTGCTATTAATTTAATCTTCAAGGGGGAGGTCTCAATCGCCGATATCACGCTTTGTAGTGTAGCGACTCGCCCAAAGTGTTGTACTGCTTCATTAGCATCCTTGATACCGTCTGGCCAGTCTGGGAAAGCAACACTCCAACCTAACTCTGCCGCTTGCATTGCTAGCTGTAAGCCAGCCCGATCTCTGTCTGGCAGTACTACTGGTTCATTATCAATGTCTTCAATGATCTTTGCTTGTTCAGGACTAATACTGTTAGTCATAATAGCAACGCCATCTAAACTTAGTGCATCGTATTCGCCTTCAACTACTAGCGTATATTTTCTTGCTTGGCTTTGCTTGTCTAAGTTAAACACAAAGCTGGCCGGACGACTTGCAATAATCTTGGCTGTACCTTTGGGTACTTCACCGATCCAACGTGCGTTATAACCTACCAACTTACCATCATCAAAGAAAGGTAAGATAGCACGATTGTTCATGCCTTGTATGCTACTGGGACTAGACAACCAATCAGTTAGTTCAAGTACTCTTCTACTGTCTAAGTACTCGGCTGCTTCTAATGTTATGTCTTGTATTTCCCACGGGAACTCGATCTCGGGCCAGTCTGGCTTTTTAAAAGGTTCGTGGACTGTGTTTTCATCGTCATCGACTACTTGATCCCACAGTTGGATCTTAAGGCGTTGGATTTCGCCCTCGTCGATACCAATGGCTCGCATAAACTTGATTAGCTTAATGCCAAGCCGTTGTCCCGGTCTCCAACCTGTAGTATAGCCGCAGTTAAAGCAATGGTAGCCTACGCGGTCTTCTTCAAACTTAATGCCACCACGATGTTTAGTATCTGGACGTGCTTGTCCATTTTGGACGCACACTGGGCAGTTCATAGTTAACCAGCCGTTGGTGTTGCGCTTTAACGCAGGTAGGTGGGCTTGTAATGTAGATTCAACTATGCTCATATAGAGCTAGTTTACACTCTTATAAGAACTTTGTCAAGGGTACCAGCGTTCGAAAGGCTATCTTGCTTTACGATACGCAACCAACGAACACCAGCGTAGAAGTTGTATGGGTCAATGCCAGTATAACCATTCAAGTCCATATTATGTGTTTCATAGTCTTGTGGCTTTAGGTTGCCCCACAATGTGGAACCAGTTACTGTTTCGTCTAATGTACCTTGTACAATTACTCGACCAGTCCAATTGCTACCATACAATGCTACTGTGAAAAGGCTTGTATCTTTTCTGTAGAACTGCGGACCGTTAAACGCACTAGATACTATCAATCCACCAACGTCTGTCCAAGTTGTAACTTCTTGGGTAACACGGCTTGTTGGTACAACTGCATCCTTAACTTCAACATCAAACGCACCTTGTTGGGCACGGTTCCAAGTCAGGGCAGTTTCTAAGCCATTGGCATCAACAAAGGTAGCACCCAAAGAATAAATGCCAACTGGTAGCGTCATTAGGTCACGGGCAAAAACAGTCAAACGAGCTTGTCCATTTTCTTCTACTGTTGCCATAGCACGGCGACGGAAAATAGTAGTGCCAGTGGTTCTATCCCACATTGTAACAGTAAGCTCGCGGCGTAGTAAGCTAACAGGGCGGCGATCTGTACCTGTAATAGTAAGATCTAAGATGTTATCAACACCTTTAAACCATACAATACGTTGGTCAGTGTAGCTTGGTGCGTGACGAGTAGCACTTGGGCCAGTGCCGGCTCCAGAGTAGTTTAATGATGCTGTTGGAATACTTGAGTTTAATGTGGCCATGCTCTTATTTAGCGATTAGACTACCAATTTCTAAAATGCTAAGTAAACGTGATGGACAACAAAGTTAAAGAATTTCTAGAGCGTTTCCCGTTTATGAGCTTAGTGCGGTACGGGGAAAACGAGTTGGTTGGTATTATACAAAACAGTGACAACGTGGTTGTTACTATGTACGTCTATAACTTGCTAAAAGACGATGCTGATAAAGTTGCTTTCATTGAACAAGGGGAAGAATGGTGGTGGGGTTCTAATCGCTTAATCCCAATTAACATTGTGCTCAAAGAACAAATGCGCCAATTTACATACGCCCTAAAAACTTATAGCACAAAAGATTTTGAAGTGCTGTACGGTCACCAAACCAGCTTGGCTAATGTTATAACAAAACGCACCAAACGACGTCAAATCAGTTTGGTGCGTAAAATGCGTTAATCTAGGTTAATGTAATCTGAACTTAGATTACTATCAATCCAAAGGCTTTCGGTTCCTTGGTATTTTGCAATACTTCGATCAAGCAAATCTACATATTGGTTAATTTGCTGTGGTGTAGAAAGTTTGTCTCTCCAAATAAACAATATCTTTCTAGCAGTAGGTCTCCAAGTACTTGAATGTTTGGTTCGCAAGTTGTTCCATGCGTATGAGTTTGACTCTTCAACTCTTGGCAAGGTAACATACGTATTACTATGTTCTTTAATTGGATCTGTAAGCAGGCTTAATGTTTCGCTTGGATTAGAGTCAAATAATTTGATACGCATAGCAAGCGGCATATCAATCATGCTAGTGTGATCCCTATGTGGAGGTACTTTATTTGCGCTAGACCACATATTCCATCTGAAGTCTTTGTTGCCTACCCATGGCATCAAGTCGTGTATCTGTTCAAAAATTTCCGGGAACTCAGTATAGATAGATTCAACAATATTTCGAGTCCAAACTGGTGTCCATGCATCTACTTTGCTGTCAATTGATAGGTACGTTGATCGGGTAGCATTAAATGTACCCGAACTTAAATCCTCAACTTGCTTACCAGCATGCTTTCCATTTTTAAAAAAGAAAATAAGAAATTTTTCTAAATCATTTACCTGTATCTTAGGCAAATCGTATGGAACAAACAAGTACTTGCCATAAGTTTGTTCAAGCTCAGTATAAAGAGTTTTAACTTCTGGCAGTAAGTTTAACTCGTGATTTCGAAGTTCGGTTAAGTTTTCTTTGGTTTCGACAATAACGCCGCCTGCTTTACGCTCTACGTTTTGTGCTGTATAAGTTGATTGGTTGATTTCGCTGGTCATGCAAATATTTATGCATGCTTATGAGCCAAGTTGCTCGCATATTAAATTCATTTGAGCAACAATGGCAACTGCATAAGCAATTGCATGAGCCTTCTTAAAGTAGTACTCACCATTCTCGGGCTTCGTCCAAACTTCCTTCAGTATCATAGTCCATGACTTCCCAATCAGATAACGTTTGGCCGGGCGTATCATTGCAAGGACGGCAGCTAATTGTTCCACGGAAGTAGGGCAAGTCTTCTTCAGAACATCCCCATGCCCGTTCAAATGAAATAACAGATTTGAAAAGTCTTCTTGCTGTAGTAGATCCCATAATGGCTCCTGATTGGCTAGTTGATCTAAATGCTCTTTACTTTTAACACCTTGGTACAAACTTACGTTAAGTAAGTCCACTTTAAAGAATCCCAATTCTTCTGCTTGTTGATAATCAATGTCGCACCATCCTGTAAAAGGATTAGCAGGTACTGGATGAAAGTACACACCAGTCTTGTGCTTTTGTCTATTGCCGTTTGGCAACCGTTGCATTGCAGGAACGTGGTCTAGTAGTTTTAGTACTTGTTCACGATCTGCAAAGTCAATATCTACGTCGGGTAGGTTCATTTTTTCTTTAAAGTTGTTTTGACAATGTTCAATAAATCTTCTTGTTGTTGTTTAATAGCAAGTACTTCTTGTGTCATTTCTTCTAGTCGCGCTAAAACAATTTCAAGTCGTGCTTCTAGCTTTGCGTAGCGAGTGCTTGCGTCATTAAGGTGTTGATCCACAACACCTGACTTTCGTTTTGTTTTATTTTGTTTATCCACCATTTAGTATCCACATGCTTGGTAATTGTATCAATTTGCCCCGGTTCCATTCTATCTAACAACTGTTGTGCGGCTTCAGCTGAGTAGATGATCCAAGGACTAATACGTCCCATAGTTATCATATTCATTGCTGTTGCTGGTGCAACTTTGTTAAAAAAGTCTTGCCATCTATTGTTTGTACGCTCGCCCCAGTCAACCATTGCTAGGATTGTGCGTTCTAATGCACGTTCTGAAGTTTCCTTCTTGGCTGCTTCTTGTACATATAGTTGGTAGGTGCCTGGCTTTGTCCAATCACTTAATCGAACGCTCATTTTAAAAAGCCAGTTTGTAAACTTATCGCTTTCTAAAGGACGCAACTCAATCAAGTAGTTAGCAAATTTTACAAACCCAATATAGTCTGCGCTCCTTATGAAATCGTCGATTGTCTTTTCTTTCTTTGTATTGGGGCTTACATATTTCATGAAGTCTAACCATACGCTAAAAGCAATACGACTTTCAGGTTCATCCTTGTTCATCCATCTGCGCTTGCGTTCACACATGTGGCTACTTAAAGTGCGCTCACGTGTAAATGCCTTTCCGCAGAAGCGACATTGGTAGTCCTGTACCATTATTTAAACAAATCCTTAAGATCTTTATTACCCATGTTTTTGGCAACTGCGATATCTTCTAACACATCGTTGCCATTAAGGGTGCGGAACAACTCAATCTCCTCATCATCCATTGAAGGGAACTGTTCAATTAGCCAAGCTGTTAGCTTGTCTTTCTTGGCACCCTTGGGTGGAATGAACTCGTGTCGCATCTTATGGCCAATGCCACATAGCGCAAGAGTGCGCCAACGTAGTTCATCATGGGCACTGCCTACTGCAATGTAATCTAAGTTGGACAAGTCGTTGACTGTTGTTAAGTAGTACTCCTGCAAGTCCTGTGTGCCTTGTACTTGGCTACCCCAACGCTGAGCCATGTAAGTGCTTAACGACTTTAACTCGTCTGGACCTAGCTTATTGTAATAGTCGCCTTTGCGTAGATCCACTGCTGTCATAACTTGGTCAATTGGCAGTTGATACTTTGCTGTTGCGCTTGCTGGTGCTTTCTTTTTAGTAGCCATGCGTATATTTTAAAACCAAATTTTGTTTAAGTCAAGCACTTCTGGAATTTTGTTTGTTTCTTTGACAAAGAACGCACACACAGGTTCGTTGCCTTTTTCAAGAGGCACTGCTAACAAGTGGCCAAACTTTAACTTGGGCACATACCACTTTACTTCTTGGTAAATGTTAACTACTTCGACTCGTTGCCATTCTGGTTTGTACCCGTTAATAGGATTAAACACAAACGTAGAGAAGCCACGATCGTTAATACTCATTACATTAACAACTTCTGGCTCGCCATGATCTGGTTCACCAATGACCAATGACCAATCTAATGGTACCTTTACTTCTGTCTTGCCAATGCGTAGTACTGCGGCTGGGCAAGAGAAACTTTCTAAGAATACCAATGGTACAAAAATATAATCTACTTCTGCGGGATTGCTATAGTCAAGAACCCCGTAACGCAAGTCTTCATCAATCTCTTCGGGTAGACGATCTAAGTCGTATGACCGATTGTCGACTGTTAAAATGTTCATTTGTAAGTAACCTTTTCTGTTTGGTATGGATAATTTGCTTCGGTATAAAATTTCTTCCTCGTAGTGAGGTGACGTTTGGCAAACTTGGCTGTAGAAGTAATGTCCCAGATTTGCACAAAGTCTTTGTCTTGTGCTTTTCTTATCCCGCGGCCAATACTTTGAATAACTCGGACAAACGACTTCCCAGGCTCAACAAGTACCAAGTTGAAGATGCGAGGAATATTAATACCAACAGCCGCGACGCCATATGTCGCAACGATAATTTTGTTATCGCTTGTAGTGATTTCGTCGTACTCATCTTTTCTATCCTTTGATTTCATTGCACCCGATACAAATACACTGTCGGGTAATCTTTCTACTAACATCTTGCCAGTAGCAATACGATCAACAAGAATAAGCGTATTGCCAGCTAAACTGATCGTTTCAAGTGTTTTAGCCAGGTGATCTAATCGCTTTTCATTTGACGTTAGGTACGTCAATTCTTCTTGGTATGTTTTGTACTCTACCTTGTCATCAAACTGTAGTACCTTAACGTGGCAGTTAGATAACACACCCATGTCTTGTAGTTCGCTTGCAGGTAGTCTGTGCAGTACTTCGCCTAATGATGCAATAAGGCTAACATACTCATGTTCTTCTTTGGGAACAGTACCAGTTAGTCCCCAACGAATTGGTATGTGTGCAAATGTGCTTGTTAGCAAGGTACGTAACACATCTGCTTTTGCCATGTGAACTTCGTCAACAATGACTGCAATTAGATCGTCTGTAACTGCTTCAATACCAATTGCACTTGTGCCTTCTTTGTTCTTCTTAATAAGGCTGTTAATACTTTGCCATGTTGCAATAGTATGTGTGTGCCCAAGGTCTTTCTCGTCACCAAAGTACACACCAACATCTAATCCCATGTTAACATAGTCAGCATGTGTTTGACGTACCAAGTCCTTGTTAGGCACGATAACAAGTGTGCGACCAAACGGCTCGCATGTTAAACTTAGCGCGGCTGTCATTAGTGTTTTACCAGCACCGGTAGCAATCTCTTGTACGCCTTGTGGGTTAGCAAGATAACGATTAATACAAGCTACTTGGTAGTCACGAATCTTAATAGGCTGACCTTCTGCTGGGTGTCCTTTAGGCCAAAGGATATGGCTAAACGTGTCTTCGGTAACTTCAGTAAATTTGATGTTCCAGTTAGGACGCTTGTCATCAATTTCAATTTGCCAGCCTTCCTCATCAAGGATAGGTAGCACTCTATCTAGCAAGTTTAGATAGGTAGCTCCTGCTGTTGTAAAGAAACCAATCTTGCCGTCCCACCTTCCTAATCGAAAAGCAGGTACGTGATATGCATGTGGTAGCATATACTTTAATTTGGTTTCGCATTTGCGACGAGTACTTGGATCAAGGTCATGGAACTTGATATTGACTTCGTCTTTAATTTCTAATCGTGTTATTCCAGGCATATTCTATTATAACACTTTTGTAAGTTGATGTCTATTCATTAGCTAGATACTTATAGCAAATTAGCTGGTTTTAAAAAAGCAATTTGTCCGTTATGTAGAAAAAAGAACAGACTCCGAAGAGTCTGTTCCACCGACATCCATCCACGCAAATAGTCAGCTGTCGGTAAACCGTTAACCTCCGTGCTTCAAGAGGTACTTGTTAGAAATTGCCTTGAACGAAACTTGCTTTTCGTGGCACTTGAAAACCAAACCTTCACGCTCGCATCCGATCATGCCCATAACACTCTTACCTTCGGCAAACTTTAGGATCTGCTCCATGTTGGTAAGACCAAGCGTGTCAGTTAGCCGAGCCGAATATGCAAGTACCGGGCAGTGGTTAAGTCCATGTTCTGCAACAAATGCCTTACGCTCACCTGGTGTGAAGTAACGACCAGCATCAATATCGTAAATGTCGTACACAAGGAAATCTTGATCACGCATTTGATAAATGTTGCCTTGAATGCCGTTACCTACAATTTCACCTTGGATAGCAATATTACGTCCAATGCCAACTAACTTAGCAGGCAGGTTGTACTTGTTTGCGGCACGCCACAGTGAGTTATCTGCGTTGGGCTTGAGGTCAAGGTTACGCGAACACACACCTACTTCACCGTCACGCATATACACCGTCATTGAACTACCTTCCAGCTTTTCGGTAACTTCCCAATGCAGTTCATCATTGGTCAGCCATTCAGCAAGTTCAACCTTCAAGTTCTGAACACGCTCTTGATCAGTCTTGGGAATAACTGACGGGAACATACCCTTAACTTCGCCAGCAAGTTCTGCAGGCACTGGTGCTTCGTACTTGACAATGCCAAGCAGTTCGGATACGTCTTCCCCTTCGGCACAAATCTTGCCGCAGGTGGCATACGGCAATAGCAGTCCTTGCGATAGCTGACCACGTAGCTTTACAGTACGCAGACGCTCACCTTCAACTCCTTCAAAAGTCTTGGCATAGTGCCCAGGTTTGGTCAAGTAAGGTGCAATAGGAGTAGGAATGAACGAATCAATTTCGCAATACACTGCAAGGTCGCCTGCGGCATATTCGCCCTTCTTGGTAACTACTGTCCAACCACCTACAATTGCACACTCAATGGCATCTGCACCTTCAATGGGCCGCAATGCATCAATCTTTCTAATGGTTGCCATCTTACGCATATAAATTCCTTAAACAAAAAGTTGTTGTGGTACCGACCCAAACAACGAATACAATGTCCTACTAGGTGTAGAAGCAACTGCCAGTTTCATATTCTTTTTAGCGGCTTGACTCTTGTAGTAGTCACGAGCAATTCTATTACGA